GTCCATATATAGTCAATCCACTATTTTGATCTTCACCATCTGATAATGTTGTCAATGTAAATGAATCTGCTAGAGCCGTAGATGATGTAACAGCTGCCGATGCAGGTCCATATGCTCCTGCTAATATACGTACTACTGTCAATGTATCAGCATATTTCAAATATTCCTGTGCTGAATAATTTGTCAAGTACTTATATGAATTTTCAGATGCGCCTGATCCGCTACTAAATGATCCACCAAATGTTTGCACGAAATCTGAATAACTCGTAATTGTTGTTGGTATTCCAGCTGGACCTTTTTGTGTTGGTCCAATAACTGCTGCTCCTATTGCGGCAACACCTGCGGGTAAAAACGATTGATCAACTTCATTCGTAAATACACCTGGTGATACTATTCTTTCTGCCATTATTTTGCTCCTTAATTAAAAATCTTCAATTTCATATAAATATTAAATAACACTGCCAAACATACGTCATGATGCAATAAATTCACCATTTTCAACATTAAGTGAACCAGCTCCGTATTTTGATGTCAAATCTTCAATTACTTTTGTTTCAGTTGCTTGTAATTCTAGATACTGAACTTCTAAATTTGACTTTGCAGTTTTCAATTCTTCTAACCTTTTTGATGTAATCATTATTTCCATTTCGATCTGACCAAATTGAAAGATTAAATCGGTACTTTGATTACGCAGTTCTTCAATGGACTGCATTTCATTTTTTTCTAACTGTTTGTTTTCTGTCATAACTAATTCCTTTATTTTTGTTCATATATAAATATGCTGTTAAACGCCATAACCACCGTTTATTTTATACGTATGGTTATATTATGAGGAGCTTTTTCATCGCCTCCAAAATATGGATACAAATAATATTTTCTATATGTTCCAGAATGTTTCCTATCTATTTCTACTTCTACACCATCTACTATTAGTATATAAGAATCTTCTGTAAATGTTATTGAATATTGATATGATGTATTTAGATCAATTGTAGTTATGTTACCAAAACTAAAATCACCATCCTCATGCTTGAACCACAAAATTTCCAAACTATCATTTAACCACCTCCAACCAAATCGTATTGAATTTTTTGTATGAGAGGTTCCATAGTCGCTGAGTCCATATAATTTATTTACATCATATTGATTAATTGGATCATTGGAAGTGTATTGGGCTGATTCATCAAATATAGCTTCAAAGGTTATGTAATTACTTTTAGTTGTACAATATGCTGTATTGGAACGATGCCGACCGGATTTTATTTTATAAACTCTATAACCTTGTGTATCTATTTTTTTACATGATAAGATGCATATTATTAAAAATAAAAAACTAAGGTTTTGTAGATTCATTTTTTGTCTTTCTTATCCCAAGAAGCTAACGGCCATCGCCATCCTACATTAAGGACATGGATGTATTCACCTCTTCCCCAATATCCAGTACCCATTTCTGCGCAGAAAGTAAAGAAGCCTAAATCTTTAATTTTAATATGATATTGAGCATAAAGCATACCCGGATTAAGTCTAACACCTAAAGTAATACTAGCATTTTCTTTACCGCCATGGTCATAATAAGATCCCATACCGAATTTCGCAGTCCATATATCTGGAAAAGAAATTCCTGCTGACATGTCGATTAAACTATAACCACCAAAGTCAAATACATAACCCAAACCTAACGATGTAAACGGAAGATTACTAACCTCCCAGCCTTTAGTACTAAAAGCAGGAATAATTGGCTTTCCACCCGAAACACCAATTCCAGTATTAGCTTCTACATAAATTTGGTTATCTGGACGAAATACTCTGGTTTGTCCAATGAGGAAAGTAGGGGTTAGCAGTAATGCGAGTAATAGATGTTTCATATACATATCTCTTTGTAATTGTTAATATAAATTGGTTTGTAAATTACTTATAAATATGCTATTGGTTGTCATAACCACCCGGGGGATCATCTTGTACATTAACATTGAATGTGGATGTTTCATTACTAAAGGTAATACGTTTAACTGAATATTTTTTCTGTATATTTGATGTTCGTAACTCATAAGGCATTAACAATGTACCTTTAACTGTTAATGGCAACGTTGCTCTTACCAATCTATCCTCACCGGTACTATTAACCGTTTCAAAAGAATAATCAGATATATGAGTTGGAAATTTCCAAGTAGTACCCCATGCAAATCCATTCAATGGCATTATCTGTTCAATAATAGAATTTAATTGTTCTGTATATTCAGTCCATATATACATGTCATATGTCACATCAACAAATTCAGGTACTGGTGAAACATAATATTCCTGACTCGGTTTAACTCCTTGTAGTAGTGAAAATCTATCATATCGGTTAGTCAACGTATGCTTATTACGATATATATAATCATTACCATCCGGGTTTTTATTTACACCTAATGTTCTTAACGAATCTCGATCTGCCATTGAATTACGACGAATTGCCATATATGGAGTCATTGCTTTGCCTTTTTCATCAAACATATAACCACGTGATTGAAACTGAGCCCACTTTTCTCCATTGGCATAAAATATTGGAACATTTACTAATGATTCATTTTCATATACCTGAGGTTCTACTATATCCGAAATATATGACATAATAGCAAAATCGATATCATATATAGTACATTTTGGAGTTTTAACAACATCATCATCTCGTCTGATTTGATTAACGTTAGCTGGCTTGCTGTTATTTGAAAATGAACTATATGTTTTATTTAATTCTGGTTTGCTCATAAATTCCTTGGTATATTATTTGGTTTATTAATACCACTACGTACTTCTTCAATGTTCAATCTGTTTCTTCTTGTTACATGAGTCTCACATATTACAGATACGCTATATCCAAATTCATCACGTTCACCCAAATTAAATCCTATATCATGCGATGGATTTTTACCAGCAAAGAATTCTGAAGCTGATACACTATCTACTTCATGATATTCTCCATTATATTCAATAACATCGCCTGCTTCAATTATAATATTTTTATCTTTAAGATCATCACGAACAAATCCAAATGTAACTGGCCTTGTATAATCCATCCCAAAATCATCTGTTTGCTGTGTTCTTGTTTCTCTTAATATAATAGAATTCATTTTCATTACACCATAATAAACTTTATTATCAGATTCATCATATAAATTTGTTTTTGTCGATTCCAAATTTAATTTATAAAACCCAACCTCCGTGTCAATGTATTTATTAATCAATTCACGATTAACAGACCTGATTAAATTTGCATCTCTAGCTGAGCCGAATAAAGCCATTATTTATCCTATATAAATTTTCATCGGAATCTTATTGAATTGAGATAACATTGCATCCGATTCTGCTTGTTTTCTTTCTAGTTGTGCTTGTCTGGACATTGTATCAAGTGTCTCTTTTAACTCCGTTATAAGACCCTCTTTTTCGGTTTGTGCCGCCTGTATAAGGTCCGAACCGTTTAATGTTATTTCAGCGTTTGGAATAGGTAATGATTGATATTTACCTCTAATATATCCTAGCATTTCTTTTGCTAAAGCTAAGGTGTATCGACGAACCCATTGACGTCCTACCGAATTAATATTTTCATATACTACATTTTCATATGGTGCATTTGAAAAATCAGAAACTGTCCCCGTTGCTCCCTTTAAAGGATTGCTACGATCTGATTTCAATATATAATCAAAATGAATTTTTGTGAATGCCGAACCATTTGGTATTGGCAATACACGCAATCTGTTATTTGACATTTGAAATGAATATGCAGATCTACGTATTGTATCATTAATTTCAATTGCCTGTAATCTTAATACATCAGCATATGCCGGCATCATCATAAATGATAGGCCAGGAGAATAACTTCCAAATCCAAATGCATCTAACATTTGCTGAGTACCAATTCCACTACCCATAAACGGATCAAAGAATCTTGCCAATGCAGGAGGCGCCTCATGATACAATCTTTTTATTTCAATGGCATCTGTACCAGCTGTACCAGATTCCAAATCAACAATTAATGGATCAGCCATATCATATATCTGCTGTCCAGATGTCATTGCTATTGATCCGGTATAATATGTTACATTACCACCCGAACCTGCTTCCGTTCCATATTCTTCTGCTAACTCAATCAAACC